AAGATCTACTCCAGTTGCTTCAACCTCCTTGAACTCACCGGGGGAAATAGGTTCATTGTCACCAACGATTCTAATTCCCTTGGCCTTGAAACCTCCGGGTAAATTAGCAAATTGTCCTGCATCAATAAGGGATCTCATTGCAGCCGTTGCACTCATTGTTAAATTACCAAGGAAGTGTATCAAGCCCAATCCATAAAAACCAAATCCGGGTACAAACCTGTAATGAACAAAGTGACTTCTTTTTTCCATACTAGGATCATTCTGTTCATAATTTCTACGAATACTTAATATCTGTCTGCTTTGTTCTTCTACTGTTACGATATAAGGCAGAGACTGATCTTTACCTTCTATATCAAGATAACAGTGTTGTTCAAGTAAAATATATTGAGGATCTTTATCTGAACTAGGAGATAGTCCTAATATGGTATCCATCTTTGCTGTAAAAGATGTTACATTTGTCTGATTAGGTTCAGGTAAATCTACATCTTTATAAACACCAGCTATTATATCTTTTTGTAATTCTACAGGACTACGATAGATAACATGAGTATATCTATCAGCATTCCTTAAATCTGTTGCATAATAAGATACATAGAACTGATCTATCGGTATAAACTCAGAGACAGGACGTTTTAAAGTTGAATCATAATATATTTTTTTGAAAGCTGATCCTATTAGGGGAAGATGGAATAGCATTCTTTCAAACTCATCAAAGTATTCTGGCATCTGCTCAGTCAACTGATAGTTCATAAAGTTCTGTACTCGATTAGCTTGTAATTCTTTTTCGGGTGTATGCTTACCAAGTATGTTTGCTTTTACAGGACCAGAACTAGGAAAGAGTTCTCCTGAAGCTTTAGACTGAAATTTAACTGCCGACTCAATTAGGAGTGGGTGTACGGCTGTACATGCTCCTTCAAAAGGTTCTGATCCCGGTTGAAGTTTAAGTCCTAGTAATTCAAAACCTCTTTCAAACATAGACTCCCATTCACCTCTGGAATCTTTGTCTGCCTGATAGTTTTCTATTACATCACTGGCTATTGTATATAATTCCTGTTCATCCAGTGTTTCACATAGATCACCATACCATTCAGCAATATCTTCTGAAGGCTGCATTACAACATCTTCACTTGCAAAGTCTACTATAACTCCACCATCATCTGCTACTTCAAAGGTAGCATCAAGTTCTGATTCTTCTGCTGGAGCTAGAGGAACTACATTAGATACTTCCTCTGGTATTTTATCAAATGGATTTCTTTCAGTTGCCATATTCTAACCTATCCTAAATTCTAAATTTTCTGCCATAAATATCTTGATATATATTTTGTAATCCTTCAAGAGAAGCTTCCCTACGTCCTGTTGGAAATGATTCAGTTTCTTCAACTTTTTCTGTAACTTTTTCTTCTTCTTTAGGAGCTACTCTTTTTCTTTTTCTTCTTTCTATAGGTTCGTTTCCTTCATTTACGGCTACAGGTGTATCTGGATAAGTTGTTATTTCACCACCTTCACCTACTGTATAAGTTAATCCATCTTTAGTTGTAAGAGTTCCTATAGGTCTTCCTCCTACTATACTAGAAAATATTTTACCTATTGTTGGTTGTAATACTGCTCCTATTGCTCTTTCAGTATCAGACATAGGAGTAAAGGTAGCTCCTTTTGCTTTAAAATCAGCTTGAATAGCTTCTAAAGTTTCTGAATCAAGTTCATCTGGTCCCATAAAAACATCTTTAATTTTACCTAAAGCTGATGAAAATATATTTTGTGTTTCTTTTCCTAAGGGTGCTCCTGTTAATAAACCTACACTTGCTTCTCTTTCATCTCTTTCTTTTAGTCTTTGTTGCATTGATTCAGCATACTGTTGTCCTATATTATCAGTAAGCATTTGAAGTGTTCCCAGTGGCCCACCATAATTATATCCTTCATAGTATCCTTCTCGTAAACCCATAAGACCTGTTGGATTTACCATTACTCCTGCTAATCTATCTGCTATCTCATCAGGAAATAACCCTTGATCAGCCAATTCATTCCAATAAGGAAGTAAATAAGTAGGAACTCCATCTGTTTCCTTATCTCCCATAAGTCTTGCTATTATTTGTTCTTTAGTTTCTAATCCAGAATATGGCATCGGAACATCACTATCTCTAATTTCAGTAGCTAATGTGTCGTCAGGTTTTCCTGCTAATATATCTGCACCTTTCCAACTGTCATAATCATAAGTATCAGCTTTAGCCGTAGGAGTTAAACCTCGTACTAGACCGGGATCTACAGTCAGATCGTCGGGACCACGTTGTCCTGCTAATATATCTGCACCTTTCCAACTTCCATACTCAGCATCACTATCAAATACTCCTTCATCATCTCCTTGTGGAACATCTACTCCTTCATCTGCAGATGGCCAATCAAAATAAGCAGGGATACCATCTACCTTCTTACCACTACCACCCATAGCCTTTAGGAGAGAAGCTTCATCTGGTCTAATCCATGCTAATTTATGTGGTTGTCCTTTTATCATCATAGTTTTATTAAGATTAGAAAGACCACCACCATTAGCCATACTGATTGTAATGGAGATATCTGGTTTTGGCATAAGTTTATTCATTGCCATTTCACCAGCCTTATCAAAGTATTTAGATTTGTGCATAATAATTCCTCTCTGTAGACCCTAACTTATTATAGCATAATATTAACCTTTTCCCAAACTAGAAAGTCCAGTAAGTATTTTTCTCTGCTCTAGGTTCATCTTCCCACTCTGGATCATCTGGATGTGTTAGATACCAAGACTCCTTCATATAGTGAATAGCCATTGTTAATGCATCTACCTGATCATCATGAGCAGCATTGGGAAATCTAATTAGTTCTTCTACCAGATCATCAGACCACTTCTTTCCTTTTGGGAGCCATAATCTTCCTGCTTCCATAATAGGAGAAGCTGCATATACTCTGGCAACCTTATCTCTGTCAGGATTATACTCCATTACAGGTAGTCCTCCTCTTCTCATATCCTGTATAAGAGATTGACCACTGGCTTTCTTTTCTATCATACATACATCAGGTCTGTGTTCATTATAGAGTTTCTGTGCCAGCTTTCTGAGTTCAGGGTATTCAAATCGTCCCTTTATATTTCCCAGAAGAATAAGTTGTGGAGCAAACTTTTCATATCCTTGTTCATCCTGATCATGAAGATAGAATATACCCCATGTCTGTATTACACTAAAGTCTGCTGTTGTTCTGGTTGAGAAAGCCGTATCATAAGTTTGTATTACAAAATCACAACTAGGAGGTTCTGGTTCTTCCCAATATTGTAACCATCTTTTTTTAATTAAACCTCCTTCTTCTGGAGTAGGATCTTGCATATAGAGAGAGTTCCAGTATCTAGATCCATTGCTGGCTTTTATTTCATTTTCATCTACTTGTAATACTTTATCAGGTTTCCATTCTGGAAAGTAACTACTTCCTACAGGTAGATCCAAAAGTTCTGCTGCTTCTTCATCAAGCCATGCAGGTATCTTAATTACCTCCCAAGGAGTTGTTTCGTACTCAGACATATCTTCTTGTTGCTTTAGGAGCCATCCACACAAATCATCATAGTGATACCTTGTATTAATAATAACGATAGCACCATTCGGCATGATCCGGGTTCTTAAACCTGCTGGATACCATTCCTTTACATACTTACGTCCTGCTTCTGAGTAAGAGTCTTCCTCCGACATTACATCATCTAGGATAGCTATGTGAGCACCTCGACCAGCTATTTGTGATCTTACACCAGCAGCATAATACATACCACCATGATTTGTCTTCCATTTACCTGCTGCCCTTACATCACTCCTTAATTGTACTCCACTAAAGATTTTGCTAAATTCTTCTGTATTAACCAAGTCCCTTACAGACCTGCCAAAGTCAGATGATAACTGGTCACTGTGAGAGACAGTCAATATCTCATGTTCAGGATTACGACCTATATACCATGCAGGGAAAAGCTTTGAACATATAACTGACTTGCTGGAACGAGGAGGAAGAAAGACCATCAATCTCTTTACCTTACCTTCTTCTAATTCTTTTAATTTATTAGAGATAAGTTTAATATGATTACCCATTCTAAAATCAGACACAAGAGAAGGAACCATCATTCTAACAAAGGTTAGAAAATCTGATTTAGATTCTTGATTTACTTTTTGGGAAAGAAGTCCTTTAAGATTTATAAAAGACTCTAAGTAACTTTCTTCTAAATTATTCATAGTTATATTATATACTACTTTTAGTACTTCTACAATACCTATATTTAAAAAAAATATAAAAAAAATAATATAAGTACCTTTATAGTACTTCTATAAGTACCTCTATTAGTACCTAAGTACCCGACATTGTTGTATTTTTATCATATTGATGATAGACCCGTAGATTTTTGAAAATATTTGAGAGGTCTGTTTTTATATATATATGCACACACGGTATTTTTCCCCTGCCCCCCTGCATCACACGAGGAATTTCCCCGAATTTCTGGGGGTTTAAATAGGAGTTCTAGAGTGAGTTCTTACGAACTCTAAGAACTCCGTAATTTACTTTGGAGTTTCCCAGAGTTTAAACGAAGTTTAGGGGAAGGTTTTGTCAAATCATCCGAAGGATGTATACAAAGCCGATAACTGAA